CGAAACCCTCCTCAAGGATGTTATCCAGAAGGTGTGGACTGAAGGCGGCAACCCCTCCATCGTGATGGCTGGTCCTGTTAACAAGCAGAACCTGTCCAAGATGGCTGGGATTGGTGCAACTCGTTTCAATGTGACTGGTGCTCGTCCCTCGACGATCATTGGCGCAGCCGACATCTACGTGTCTGACTTCGGCAATGTGAGCATCGTGCCCAACCGCTTCCAGCGTGAGCGTGATGTGTTCGTGCTTGATCCCGAGTACGCAAGCATCGCTTACCTGCGTCCGTTCCAAACCGTTGAACTTGCCAAGACTGGTGACGCTGAGAAGCGTATGCTCTTGGTTGAGTGGGGTCTTAAGATCCAGAACGAGAAGGCACACGGCGCTGTGTACGACCTCAACAGCACAATCCAATCGTAATTGGACTAAGGAAGGGGGAGGAGAAATCCTCCCCTTTTTTACATGACAAGCAAACTTTTTGACTTCGACCCTGTAACTGGAACTAAAAAGATTTGGCATTACGATGCCGACAAGGATGAAGCTGTCATTGAGACTATCTTTGACACATCCAATCTCGTCGAAACCAATAAGGCAATGTTCAACGCAGTTGATGAAAGAGCCAATTGGAAAGGCGATATGCACCTCGTAGCATCCATCCCGATGGAATTGTTTATGAAGTGGAAATCAGAGGGAAAACTTGACGACCAAGCCTTCTTGAAGAAATGGCTCAACGATCCCGACAACAGGCTTTTTAGAACCCGACCAGGAGAAGTATGAACATCATCGCAGTAGTAATCCCGACACGAGACTTTGTTAACTCAGGTTTTGCCTACGACCTAGCCAGATTGGTTGGTTTCCATGTAGGGACGACTCAAGACAAAATCGTCATCTACACCAGCTCAGGCACTCTGCTGTCTTCCCAGCGGCAGGATTTGGCAAGAGATGCGGTAAAAGCCGGATGCACTCATACCCTTTGGCTGGACAGCGATATGCGTTTTCCAAAGGATGTGTTATCTAGGTTATTGGCACGAGATAAAGGAATTGTCTGTGCCAACTATGCCAAGCGTCGATTTCCTACAGAGCCGATTGCGGTTCGCAAGAACCAGCCTGGGGAAGATGCAACGGTGATCAATCGGGTCTATACTGAAGAGGATTCAACAGGGTTGGTTGAAGTAGATTACTGCGGTATGGGCGTAATGCTCGTCAAGGCAGAGGTCTACAAAGCAATGGAATATCCGTGGTTTGCAATTCCGTGGGTTCCTGCTGCTGAAGACTATATTGGTGAGGACGTTTGGTTCTGTCGCCGTGCAGCGGAAAACGGCTACAAGACCTACGTTGACCAAGATGTTTCAAAAGAAGTCATGCACATTGGCTCATTTGAGTACAAGCATGAGCACACTTTGGCTTGTAGGGACGTAGAAAATGGCAATTGACAGCTATTCCACACTCAAGTCTGCCATTGCAGACACATTGAATCGGGATGATCTGACATCTTCGATTCCGACATTCATTTCCCTTGCTGAGGCGGCTTTTAACCGTAAGATCCGCACTCGGCAAATGATCAAACGGGCAAACGCAACGATTGACACTCAATACTTTGCGATGCCAGCAGATTTCTTGGAGCCTAAGAAGTTTGTTCTGAACACAAATCCAATAACCGTGGTTGAATACGCTACAGGGGAGCAGTTGGATGAACTTCGATCAACTACTTATCTTTCTGCTGGAAAGCCTCGTTATTTTGGTGTCATTGGCACTCAGTTTGAAGTTGTTCCTACTCCTGATTCGGGATACACGGGAGAACTGACTTACTATGCTAAGATTAGCTCATTGAGTGACAGCACCACAAGCAACTGGCTGTTGGCGTACGCCCCAGACTTGTACCTGTACGGGGCGCTTGTGCATTCTGCGCCCTACTTGCGTGAAGATGAACGTCTTCCAGTATGGGTTCAGTTCTATAACACCATCCTAGAAGACATCGTAGTGGCAGATCAGAGGGCATCTGTTTCTACGACTCCTGTTGTTCGTGCCCGTAGTTTGGGGTGATAAATGTCATCTTTTTCTGATTACACAGAAAACCTGGTTCTCACTTGGCTGTTCACTACAAGCTCGGCAACCCGTCCGACAGCTTGGTATGTTGGACTTTTTACTGGCGCTCCTAGTGATACTGGTGGCGGCACTGAGGTTTCCGGCAACGGATA